TGGTGTACCCCTCATCATTTAAATAATGTGCAAGCATTCTTAGTTCTAAGCCAGAAGCATCAATGCCCACCAGTTTATAACCTGTCGGTACTGTCCAACAAGATCTACACTCTTCACCATAGGGTGAGGTACTGCTTGGAATTTGTGCCATGTTGGGATGTGAGTGTGTCATTCTAGATGTTACTGCACCGTTAGGATTAACATATCCATGCACCCTGCCTGTGTCTTCGTTAAGCTCTTTGATCCAACTCTTAGTCTGAGCCAACCGCTTCTGTACCATCAGGTACTTTGCAATCAGTGCGGCCTGTGGAATGTTCTTAACTTTATTTAAAGTTCCTTCATCGACAATAGGTTGCCCTGTTGGTGTTAGCTTCTGGGGCTTCCAACCAAAACGAATTAAGTATTCGCCAATTTGTTTACGAGAGCCTAAGTTAAAAGGTGTTTCAGTTTTACGTGCAATAGGCTTTCCGTTTATGTCTAACGATAGTCTTTCATACTCCTCGTCTGTAAGCCTTGTACCTTTACCGTGTTGGTCTGTCGCTGTCTTAGCTACTGCACCCGCTGCTGTAAACTTAGGTGTAAGTATCTGGGTGGTAACTACAGGACGGAACTCTTCTTGTACCTCTTCCTCTATATCATGCAACTTAGTTTCAAACATAGCCATAAGCCCCATCACCTTTTGAACATCTAAAAGGAATCCGGTAGTACGCTGATCGTCAATGATCTTAGCTACTGCATGTTCGATCTTAACGGACTGTGGTGTAAACCCACGGCTCTCAACCTTCAGAGCTTCATATACTTTAGTATTAAGAAGCACATCGTTCTTACAATACTCTAACATCTCTGGTGTGTAAGCACTCCACGCATCTTCCTGATCTCCGAAGTCTCCTTTCTTAAATCCTAAACGATACCCCCAACCTTCAAGACCATGATTACCTTCACGGGTAGGCTTAAATAATCGAGAGAGTACCAGTGTATCTACAATCTTCTTGTTAAATAGATCGACACCCCCAAGCTTCTTGATGACAGGGATGTCATAACCTATTACGTTGTGACCGATTAGCTTAGTAGCACTAGCCAACATGTCATAACCTTCTTGCAGTTGGGTGTTGTCAAACGTAAACACATCCATTGTGTCTACGTCTTGAGCTACAATACAGAAGATTTCGCTTGGGTCTAAGCCATTAGCTTCTATATCAAATACTAAGTTACTCATATTATATCTCCGTCAAACTGTGATTCATCATAATCATCCATCTCTCTAAGTCTTCCTGTCTTGTTATCATACAGCAGGTGTGAGGCAACGCCAACATCTCCTGTGTACCTAGACTTCAACACTCTGACCTTGGTGGTTGATGCCTCTATCTCATCGTCTGATTGTTGGTTTCGTTCCAGTGCAATCACACAGTCTGATAGCTGAGCAATAGATTGTGAACCTCTAAGATGATTAAGCCCTGTCTCAATGCCGTTCTCATGTCCTCTGTTGCCTTCTACTCTACGCAAGTGAGACACCAGTATCATACCACAGCCTGTCTCCTCAACCATAGTGCGAAGCCTATGCATGATGCCGTCAATAGCTTTACGCTCATCAGATTCTAGTGTAGACAACACAAGCATGTGCAAGTGATCTACTACAACCCATTTACAATCTAAACCAATGATCATATAACGTAGCTTACTAAAAATGTCATCAATGTTGTTGACACCGTGGTGTGCATGAATCCAAACACGGCCTTTGTTGTCACCCATAAAGACTTTCTTGTAGCAATCATCTAGCTGCTCGTCAGTGAACTCAGCCTTAACACTATCTAAGTGGAGCTTAGCGTTAGCTTCTACTGCCATGATACCTTCAGCAGTCCGTGACCAGTTCTCTTCAAGAGCTACCACACCTACATTATCTTTTGTGTTTTCAATAAGCCAGTGTTCAATCTCTCTGGTAACAGAAGACTTACCAAGACCAGTACCGCCTGTAAGAGTGACCAACTCTCCTGCTCTCATTCCTTCTAGCTTCTTATTCAGTCCACCCCAAGGATATGGAATAGCTGTCTTCTTCTCTAGTCGTAGCTTCTGGTATGCACCAAGCTGATCAGATAGATTTAATACACCGGACGGGGTATAGATTTTAGCATCCCAGAAAGAACTAACATATGCTGCGTGTCTACCTTGGCGCAACATATCGTTGGCATCTTTGTAGTCCACAGGCAGTGTCATTATCTTAGCTTTCTTAGGGGTGAGTAGCTTTGCTATTGCTTGGGCTGCTTCCTTGCCCACCTTGTCGTTGTCAAAATTGATGACTACTGAATCGAATGACTCAAGATATTCTAAACTATTTTTAACATCACGAACGCCTCCTTGCGCTCCTGATTTTATAGATACGACAGGCCACTTGCTACCCATTAGCTCGTAAGCGGCCATCGCATCACACTCGCCTTCTGTTAATGTTATAAACTTACCACCTGCTTTGAACAGGTTCTCACCAAACAACCCTACCTCCTTGGAGTTACCTGTCCAACCGAAGTCCTTATTCTGTTTACGAATTTTAGTTCCTGCTAATTCGTGTCCGTTAAAGTAGGGATAATAATGTTTATCAATCTTGCCGCCTATCGTTGAAGCTTTGACACCGTACTTCTTAGCTGTAGCTAAGCTTATCTTGCGGTCAGTCAACTCTATAAATGATGCGGCGGTTGGTAGCTGTGTTGAGGGGTGAGAACTTTGATCCATTTTCTTGTTCCTTTGATACACTTCAAAGTCCGTTACGGTATCTGGTTGTTGCACTTCCGGTGTGCTGTTGTAGTCTTTAAAAAACTTATTGCAACTGAAGCAAAAAGCAGAGCCATCATCATTGATAGCTGCTGCATCGCTTGAACCACAGTCGTGACAGGGTTGGTGCTTTTTAACAAAAGGCATTCGCCTTACTCCTCGTTAGCTTCTACTTCCTCTGTTGCAATCGCCTCTTCCGTGAGATGGTTAGTTTTAAGATCAGCTATTAACTGAACCGTTGCAGCTTTCATTAAGCCCATAGTTATTGATGCTTCTGCTAATGCTTTATCTGCTTGCATGAGGTGAGTAAGAATGTCATTGCCCTCCGAAGAGAGCAACTCCGTATCATATTTCACATCATCTACTGTGATGATTGCCATTACAGTTCATCCTCCATACCACTATCCACTGCATCAAACTCTGAACCATCAGGCGATCCAACTTCTACTAGATCAATAACCTGCATAGCTTGGAAGTCTAATCCCTTGAAGGTTGTACCCTTCCACTCAGATGACCACTCCTTGTACTGAACTCTTACATTAGAACCATTACCTACACGGGCATCTAACTGATTCTTCTGTGAGTCTACAAGCCTTGGAGCCTGTCGAATCATACCGTTGGGGCCGTTGACCTTACGCTTAATAACAATCGCGGGGCCTTCATCCATCTGCTTGATAGTGAATCCACGGGACTGAAAGTCTTCAGCGGTTGCGTCATCTACAACTAGGTTGACCGAATACACTGGTTCAAATGTAGTATTAGGAGTAGTTACTGATGCCCAATATGCTGCGCCTTGTAAAATTGCCATGTTGTTTTCCTTGTTTATTTAAAATGAATGTGGAGTTTACCACAATTAATATTGATGTGCAACTTTAAATGTTACCATCCATGTCGCCTTCCTTCACAAAGATACCGTCTATCATCTGACCCTTGCGATCCTTGATGTCGTTGTAAGCATGGTTTAAACAGTCAGTAAGAGATAGGTTGTTGCGAACTGCAATGTTAAGTAGCACAACCATGATGTCTCCAATGTCATCAATGGGTGACTGTTGCTTACAGATACTATCTGACAACTCGCCTACTTCCTGTATAAGTTTAAGCACTTGATCTTTATCTGTTGAACCATGAATAAGGTTACGGGCTAAGTGCCATGAGACTACCTGTTGTATTGCGTGTTTGATGTACTCTTCTTCGTGAATCATTACTGCTCTCCTTTCTTAAAAACATTACCGTACATTGTAGCGTACTGCTCAATAGCATCTTGAACAGAACTGCGCTCTGCGTTGTCAACAAACTGGAGGCTCTCTGATGAGGCAACAGGATAGCCCATTGCTTGAATAAACATAGTGAACTGCTCAAGAATGTCCTGCCT